TCTCACCGTTTGACATAGAAAGGGGCCAATCATGGCCGACACTGCTATTCCGATTACCAGTCTGGGGCTGAACGCGAACACGGCGAACCCTGCCGGCACCGCGATTGTCGCAGCTAACAACCACGTCGTCACTCCTGACCGTGCAACTAAGCGGCTTGCTATTCGTTTGACGAACACGACCGGGAGTTCGAAGGTGTTCACGGTTGTGGCTGGTGACAGTCCTCCTGCGAACGCTGCCGGTCAGGGCGACATCGAGATCACGCTCACGGATGGTTCGACCACTCCTCAGATCACTTGGGTGGTTGTGGAGTCTGCTCGGTTCATTCAGAGCGACGGCACGGTTGTTGTCACGGTTGCTGCGGCGACCACGGGCAACATTGCCGTTCTGGGTCTCCCGGACTAAGGGGTAAATGGTGGACGCATTCGCAACATACGAGAATCTTGAGTTGCGCCTGAACCGTGTTTTCACGGTGGCGGAGCGGCCTTGGATTACGGCTCTGCTTGAGGATGCGTCCACCTACTTGCGGGATGACGTGTTGGGGTTGCAGGTTTACCCCCAGTCAACGTCCACGGTCACGTTGTGGCCGGATGGTGGACGGGTGGACATTCCCACGCAACCGTTGATTTCGATTGATGCTGTCACTCGTGGCGGCGACGCGGTGGAGTATGTGCAACGCGAATCGACTCTGTGGGTGCCGATCGCGTTCGCGTCTCCTGCTGTGACCACTGCGACGCGAGTTGAGAAGCCCGTATCGGTGACGTTCACGTACGGGTTCGCCACGGCTCCTGCATCGTTGGTGAGGTGGACGTGTGTGCTCGTGTCGCAAGCCCTGTTGCCCATTGAGGCGAACCTTGGCCTCACCGCTGGTGGGCTGTCGTCGGTCCAGTTGGATGACTTCCGTGCGGCGTTTGCTGATGCGGGAGAGATGTCCGGCATCGCCTTGAGTGACAAGAACATTGCGTTGCTGCGGGAGCAGTTCGGTGTGCGTCAGGCGTATGTGGTGGGGTCGCGTTGAGTATCGCTTCTGGTGTTGCTCGGATGGGTCGTCGTCAGGCTGAGGCGTTGATGGAGTCGACGTGTACTGTGACGAAGGTTGCTACGGGTTCGATTGATCCGGCTACTGGCCTTGCGTCGAGCACGACGACGACCGTGTATACGGGCAAGTGTCGTGTGCGGTGGTCGTCTGGTAATGCTGCTGAGGTTGATAGTGCTGGGCAGATACTTGCAGTGCAAACACCTACCGTGTCTTTGCCGGTTGAGGGTTCGGGTGCTGTGCTGCCCGACATGTTGTTGACGGTGACGGCGAATGCTTTGGACACGTCTTTGGTGGGTGTTGTGTTTCGGGTGAAGGGTATCCAGTTTCAGACTCATGGGACGGCTCGACGCTTGCAGGTCGAGGTGGAGTCGTGACCGATTCAATCAAGTTCGACTTCGCCCAGATAAACACGTTGGCGGCAGACCTCGGAACGCAACCCGCCCTCACCGGTAGGAAGTTGCGGCAAGCCGTCGAGGTCACCGCCCGCCATGTGAAAGACGAATGGGCGAAGAAGCTCGAGGGTGAAAACGGTGTGCCCCACGCGCCCCGCTCAATCACTTACGACGTGAAAGCGACCCCCGGCAACGTGTCCACCATTGAGGCGGAGATCGGTGCTGAGACTGGACGCCTACAGGCCCCCATCGTGACCGTTCTCGAGTTCGGTGCGCCGGGCAACAATCTGGCCCCTCGCGGGTACGGGCACGGCGCGTTGCAGGACAACGAAGCGGACTTTGTGAAGGGTCTTGAGTTGGCGGCGGAGGTGATCTTGTGAGCCGGAATGACACGGTAGCCCTGCGCACACTCATCCAAGCGGTGCCTGCACTGTCGGAGAAGACGTTCATTGTGGAGGCGAAGAATCCGCCCCCTAACGAGACTGTGAAGGTGTCCGTGCCCTACGTGGTGTTGTTCCCTGCGCAGGGCACGGATGAAGCCGAACGTGTCACCAGTGGCCGCACTGTGACGCATCCCGAGTTCACGGGGCACGCCGTTGGCGGTAGTGCTGAGCAGGCGTCGATCATTTTGGATTTGGTGAAGGCGCAACTGGTCACGGCTGGGTTTGGTGTGAGAGTCGCTGTGACGGGGCGAACGAATGACCGGTGTTGGTTTGAGTCTCCGGTGCCTGCCCAGTTCGACACGTCGGTGACACCGCCGCTGCATTACCACATTTTTCGCATCGGTTGGCGTTCGCAACCAGCTTGACCTGTTCCGTTCCGATAGCCCTTGAAAGGGGTCCATTGTCATGCCATTTATTCGAGTGAAAGTACCCGCCACGGGTCACGAGATCGACGTTACGCAGAGCCGCATTGATATGCACCCTGAATGGGTTGTGGTCGATGCGGAGCCGGTGGACGTTGCCCGCCCGCCTAAGCACGGCAAGCCCGCAAAGGTGAAGCCGACCGAAGCGCCTGACGAAACGAAGCAGGCACCAGTCGAAACGCCTCGCTTTTCACAGCGTTCAGCCCCTTCCGGGGACTGACATCACTCCGTAGGACTTACGGAGCAAAGCCCCGGATCGGGGTCACACGAAAGGAAACATTATGACCCTGGAAACCACACCAGTGAGTTACTCAACCGAAGGCAACTATCGGATCGTGTTCGTTGACGCCATCGCGGGGGCTGCAATCACGGCTTCCGAGTTTGATGGTGGCGACGACCTGACCTATTCGTTTACCCCTGACGGGTGGAACCCTTCACAGTCTCAGGTGGCCGTTTCTGACGAACGCCTGACGCTTGAGCAGGTTCTTGAGCGTCCGGGCAAGAAGACCAAGAGCCTCAGTGTCAAGTATGTTGACACGGCTGCTGGCGGGGCGACTGCCGCGCTTGTGGAGGGCACTGCCGGGTTCGTCGTTGTTCGCCCGCTTATTGCGAACGAGACTGCGGGCGCAGCAGATCAGAAGGTTGTCGTTTGGCCTGTCATTTGTGGCGAGCAGATGGACGACCCGCCCGTTGCGAACGGTGTTGGTACGAAGTCGCAGATGCTGTTCGTGACTGCTGCTGTTACCCGTCAGACGATGGTCGCGTAGGTCTCGCATTGACTGGTGGGGTGGGCGGATCGCCGTCTTGCTCACCCCACCTCACTCTTGTAGACGGCGATAGGCGGCGGAGGAAGAATGTCATTTAGGGATGCGTTAGCGGCGGCGAAGACTGCTGAGCGGAAACGAAGCGAACCGGTTGAAGTGTTGATCGGGGACGAGATTGTTACGTTGCAGTTCACTCGTGCGGCCCCTACTGAGTGGGCGCGGATCACGTCACGGTATCCGGCGACGAATGGCAGTCTCATTGCTGTGCGTTACGGGTACGACATTCAGAAAGTTGTTCCCGAGATCGCAGCACTCACGGGTGTTGTCCTTGAGGATGGTCAAGAAACGACGCTGACTGTTGAGAAGCCGTCGAAGGAAAACCCTACCCCCGTGAACGAGTGGGAAGACCTGTTCAACGCACTCGATGGGCACAGTTTCGGACTGGTGTCTGACGCCATTTGGGAGTTGAACGAGTGGGGGCCACAGTATCGGCTGGCTGAGCTAAAAAAAGGCTCACCCCGTTCGTAGAGAGACTTGCTGAGCTTTCTAGAACAGTTGGGGTGCCAGTTTCAGTTCTTGAGGGTGCTGAACGTGTCGAGCTGACCGAGTTTGAGTATGTGCCGGTCGTGTGGTGGAAGCCGTGGACGTGGAACCGTGTTGCGGCGTCGCGCACTACCCGCGGTGCCGAGTGGACGCAGGATGACGTGCTGATGTTGTTGGCCGCGCAGCAGAAGGCCGATGACCGGGGATCTCATGGCATTGAGATGGGTGTTGCAACGGATCCGGATAATCAGTTCCGGTTCAAGGTTGAGGGGCCGACTGTTGATTGGGCGGCTCAGGCTTTGTCGTCACGGCAGGACGCTTATTACAAGCAGTATGACCGTCCGGGTGAACCGGTGAGTCGTGCGGGCCATTTGTGGCAGGTGCGTTTAGGAGACGAAGCCGACGACGGTCAGGGCGGCGGCGAGTCCACCGCTGGCCCCGCCTAATACGGACAGGGCGCGGCCTTTGCCCGCGTTTTCGTTTGACCGGGTGAGGCCGGTGAGGGCTAACACGATGCTTACGCCCGCGACGATCAGGGCGGGAATTGTGAGTCCGAGGGCCACACATATCAGGGCGATTAGTCCACCGACGAGTGCAGTGACGCTCATTGGGTTTTCTTTCATATGTCGATTGTATCGACGTTCTTTACCTTTTGGGGGTTCTCGTGGCGGACAGAACCACTAAGGTCACGTTGACCGCGCAGGTCGAGGGCTACATGCAGGGCATGGAGCGGGCCGGTAAAGCGACCCGCGAGTTGGGGAACACGGCGTCTGAGGCGGCGGCGAAGGCCCAACAGCAACGTGAAGCGTTCGACCTTGTTGGGCGTGGCCTGATGACTATCGGCGCGATCGCGTTGGCGTCTGCCGGTTTGGCGGCGAAGGCTGCTGTTGGGTGGCAGTCGTCGTGGGCTGGCGTGACCAAAACTGTTGAGGGCACTCCTGCGCAGATGGCTGAGTTGGAAGAGTCTTTGCGGTCGTTGGCTCGGGAGTTGCCAGCGTCGCATGATGAGATCGCGGCTGTTGCTGAGGCGGCTGGTCAGCTCGGTATTCAGACGGAGAACGTGACGGCGTTCACTCGGACGATGATCGACTTGGGCGAGACGACGAACTTGTCTGCCGATGAGGCGGCTACGTCTTTGGCGCGGTTTATGAACGTGATGGGCACCAGTCAGGATCAGGTGTCGAATCTTGGTTCGGCGATTGTGGAGTTGGGTAACAACTACGCGACCACTGAGGCTGAGATTTTGGAAATGGCTCAGCGTCTGTCTGGTGCTGGCCGTCAGATTGGTTTGTCTGAGGGGCAAGTGCTTGGCCTGGCAACGTCTTTGTCGAGCGTGGGTATTGAGGCTGAGGCTGGCGGTTCTGCAATCTCGAAGGTGATGATTGAGATTGCGTCTCAGGTGGCGAACAGTGGCGACAAGTTGGAGACGTTCGCTTCGGCGGCTGGCATGTCGGCTGACGAGTTTTCTGCTAAGTGGGAGTCGGCTCCGGGTGAGGCGTTGGCGTCGTTCGTGACTGGGTTGGCTGATGCCGAAGCGCAGGGCGGGTCAACGTTGCAGATCCTTGAGGAGTTGGGCATCACTGAGGTGCGCATGAGGGATGCTCTGTTGCGTTCGGCGGCGGCGTCGGATCAGTTCACTGCGGCGATGGAAACGGGCAGCACGGCTATTGAGGAGAACACGGCACTCACTGAAGAGGCCGAGAAGCGGTACGAGACGGTGGCCGCGCAGATCGAGGTTGCGAAGAACAAGGTCGTGGATGCGGCTATCGCGTACGGTGACGTGTTCCTTCCCGCATTGGCCGCCTCTGTGGACATGCTTGGCACGTTCGCTGACGCTCTCGGGGGTCTACCCGAGCCGATGAAAGCCACGGTGGGAATTATCGGCACGGTTGCCGCGGTCGCGGCCCTGTCGGGCGGCGCGTTCTTCCTAGCGGTGCCGAAGATCGCGGCGTACAAGGTTGCCCTGGCGACGATGGGGCCGGTCGCTCAACGCGCGAATAGGGCAATGGTGGGGCTCGGCAAGGGCCTGGGTGCCATCGTCGCTGCTGGCGCTGCGGTGCTGGTGTTGGACAAGCTCGCTTCTAGTGGCAGTAAGGCGGCGGCGGGTGTCGAGGAGGTCACGGCGGCGCTTCTGGCGTCTGACCTGAACGCATTGTTTGCTGAGATCGGTGGAGACGTTGAGGACTTCGATTCTGCCTTGAACCTCCTGCTGGGCAACGACGTGAACGCAAACATGGAGCGTTTCGGTTCGACCCTCAACGGCATTTTCTTTGGCGGGCAACTGTCGGATCAGGTGCTGCTGACGCGGGACGCATTCGACAAGACGGGGCAGGCGCTCGCCAATCTGGTGAGTTCTGGCGAGGGCAAGAGGGCCGAAGCGTTGTTCGCGGATCTTGCGGATGCGGCGGCTGATCAGGGCATCACGACTGAAGAGCTGATCGAGTTGATGCCCACCTACAAGGAAGCGCTGGCGGGTGTTTCCAACGAGCAGAAGATCGCTGCCGACGCTGCCGACGACAACTCGGAATCGCTCGACGCGATGACCGGTGCGGCGGGGCAAACTCAGGACTCAATCGATAAGCTCGCGGATTCGTTGTCGAACTTCGGTGATGCGCAGTTCGCTGCTGACGATGCCCTGTTTGCGTTCAAGGATTCCCTGTTGAGCATTGATGCGTTGATGGGTGAGGAAGGTTTTACTGGCACGCTGGATTTGAATACTGAGGAAGGTATTCGCAACAGCCAGGCGTTGCGGGAGATCGCGGGTAGTGCGAATGAGGCGGCGGCGGGGATACTGACGGCTACTGGTTCGCAGGAGGATGCCAACGTTGTACTCGCGGAGGGCCGGGAGAAGATCGCCGCCGTTGGTGAAGCTTTCGGGCTCTCCGGTGAAGAGTTGCAGACGTTCATCGACACTTATGTTGCTTCCCCTCAGGATCTCGCTTATGAGGCGTCGGTGCAGGGCATCGAGAACATGAAGGCTCAGCTCACCGCGTTCAGTAAGGAGTGGGATGGCCGCAAGGTCACCATGAGGTTCTTCGCTGACACGTACAACTTGGATCGTGCGGCTGCGGCTGCGGCTGCCAGGTATTCGGGGCAGGCGCTTGCGTTTGGCCGTGAGAATGGTGGCATTGAGGAGTACGCGAACGGTGGCGTCCGTGAGGGTATTTACCGTGGCCGTCCTGGCGGGATCATCAAGTTTGCGGAAGAGAACACGGACTGGGAAGCGTTCATTTCGGGCAAGCCCGGGCAGGAGCAACGCAACCGGGGTATTGCGATGGAGGCGTTGGGCCGGTTGGGTGGCGGTTCGCCGCAACCGACGATGGTGGCTGCTCAACAGTCTGGGGGTGGGTCGATGGTGTTGACTATCCCGATTTCGGTGACTGCTGGTGCTGTGGGTAATGAAGAATTTTTGGCGCGGACGATTACGGATGCTGTGCGTTCGACGGTCAAGCAGGGTCTGATTCCTGCGGATTGGCAGAACCGATGACTGCGGCAACAACTTTTGAGTTTGCGATGGCTTGTGGTGTCGCGGGCGCGTTCGTCAACGTTTCTGAGTATGTGTTGTTCAATGAGGGCGGCGTTACTCGTAATTCTGGGCGGCAGTCGTCGTTTGTTGATACTCGGCCTGGTTCTTTCGCGTTTACGTTGGACAATTCTGATGGTCGGTTTACGCCGGGTAATGTGGCGTCTGCTTTGGGGACTCCTTTGTTTGAGGGTATGCGGGTGTCGTGGCAGTTGAATGATCGGATTGTGTCGGGGCGTGTTAGGTCGTTTTCGATGGTGTTTGCTGACATTTCTAATGCGGAGTCTGCGCGCGTGCGGGTGGCGTGTGATGACGTTTTGGGGCAGGCGGGTCGGGTCACTTTGGGGTCGTTGCCGCAGAGTCTGGTTGAGGCTGCTGGCCCGCTCGGTTATTGGAAGTTTGACGAGCCGGTGGGGTCTGTGACGGCGGCGGATTCTGGGCCTTACGCGTTGCCGCCGTTTCGGGCAGGATCCTTTACCCCCTACGTGCCGACGTTTGGTGCGACGGAGCTTGATTGGGTTGGTGACACTCAGGCGCAGGGTGGCGGTTCGGCATCCCTTGATAGTCGCTTTGAGACCAACATTCCGGCGACCAACTTCGGGTATGCCGCTAACGAGGCGGGCGCATACGGTTTCTGGTGGACACCCGTCACCCCTAGCGGTGACGGGTCAAACTACTTCCAGTTCCGCGTCTTCACGCAGGGCGGCAACTACTTTTCTGTCGAGGCTGGGTTCAACGATGGTGACCAGTTAGGCGTGACCGTCAACAATTCCGCGCTTCGCTCGAGTAGCGAGTTGCCGTTGAACGTGCCGGTGTATGTGTCTCTCGTGCCGACCATTGTGGGCAGTTACCTATCGGTTGCCCTGTTCGTTGATGGTGTGTTAGCGGCAACGCGCACACGCGCACACACTGGTGATGTGACAGCAGCGGGCCTTGCGCCGAAGAAGATCGAGTTGATAATGCGTTCCTCATCCGGGGCCGCGAGCGAGTTCCGCATTTCGCGCATCACTCACACCCTCACCCGTGTCAACGAGAACCTGATTGTTGACCCCGAAATGACTGAAAGTGAACTTCTCAACCTTTTCGCAACCATTGTGCCCGCAGTCACCCTAGGCACTCTCCCCACCGAACTATCAACAGCACCCGTAGCCGTTGACACCACCACCACCGGCCAATCGGCGCTCAGCTTTCTCAACAGCATCATCGCAACCGAACAAGGGTACGCCTACGCCGAAACAACCGGCACACTCCTCAACCCTGTAGAAAAAATTATCATCAGGCAACGGGAGCGGCCCCTCACGGTAACCGAAACCTTCACCACCACTACCGACATTCTAGGTTCACCCTCACTATCCAGAGACATTACCGACACGCTCTCATCAGTGACAGTGAACGGTTACAAACAAACTGCAATCGCAACGGACAACGCACTTACTAAGTTTGTCGGATCCGCTAGCCGAACCGAAACAGTCCTAAACACGAGGCAAAGTGACTTGCGAATGTGGGGCCACGACCGCCTATACCGGGGCGCACCTGAAGGCATCAACGTTGATCGGGTCACCATCGACGCGCGCAGTACAAACAGTGACCGGTGGGCTGACCTTCTCGCATTGAAAGAAGGCGACCGGATTAGGGTTGCAGGTTTGCCTGCCACACAGCTCGGCTTTACCACGTACGACGGTTGGCTTGTTGGCAGTGGCGAACGGCACGATGCGGATCGCGACTTGTTTGACTTATATCTGACGCCAGCGCCTGCCAGCTATGGCTATTACGGCACAAGCCTGTATATGGCTGGTGGTGATCTGACGTTGAGTAGCAGCATCAACTCTTCGGTTACGTCGATCAGTGTTGCCACGTCGAGTCTTGCGAAGTTGACGACTACGGAGACGCCGTTCACGATTCAGTTCGGTCGGGAACAGTTGACGGTCACGGCGGTGAGTGGTGCGACGCCTCAAGTGTTGACGGTGGTGCGTGGGGCGAACGGTACTCCTGCGTCGTCTCACACGGCGGGGGCTGTGCTTGAGGTCGTCCCGTCTGCGGTGTACGCCTTCTAACTGTTTCGTTTTCCTGACGCTTTCGGGCGTGTCTTTGTTGCACCCATTTGTGGAGGTTCTTGTGGTTATTGCTGTTGGTGCGCCGATTACGGCGTCGGATATTCTCCCACTGTCGTACGGCTATTTGCCTATGGGTGCGCCGGTGCGGTTTACGTCGTCGGGCACGTTTGCGAAGGCCGACTATCCGGGGTTGCGTGCTGTGCGCGTTTCCGTGGTGG